TTTATACTTGGAAATATTTATATTTAGTTTAGGTTTTTCAACCTTAGCATTTGGTGCGTATAAATGCCTATTGTTTGCCATAATAGCTAAACCAGAACTTATAGACGCATCATGCTTTGTTCTTTTGTTTATATCAAACTTACTCCAATCATTTAACAACTCGTTAAAATATAAATCTCCAAATGTTCCATCTTGCTTTATACCTACATGATTTTGGATGTACATTTCGATTGCAGCAGCATGAGCTTGTTTAATGTCTTCAGAAGAGTTAGGTATACCGCCTACTTCTTTTTCTGCTACAGATAACTTGTTCCATATTTTATCTGGCCTATTCATACTAAATCCTCTATAGCCTCTACGCCTTAAATAGTATAATAATCTAGGTTTGTTATTTTCTGCAAGTATTGGCATACCATAAAATACTAATGCCATTAAAACATCTTCAAAGAAAATTTCAGCCGTAGGTGGTCTTGATAAGTACTCTAAAAAAAAGCTATTCGCAGGAGCGTCCTCCATGCTAAACCTGGTTAAGCCGTGTAATGCTCCTTTAGATCCTTCTCCATCTACGGTTCCTGATATATCATAAGAGTCGCAACCAAACGCCCCCATGTGTTCATTACCAGGATATTTAATACCATTTTTAAGAACCACTCTGTTTTGTAATTGCTGAGATGGAACCCAGCTAACTTTAAATCTACCTTTTGGATCTGGATAAAAAATTACTTGAGAATCTTTTACACCATTAATCCATTGAAAATTACCCGTTGTAATTCCAAGTGTACTTGTCATTTCTTCGTTGTAATCTATCTGCTCGTATATTTTAACAAGATTAAAAATAGAATTTTTAGTCTCATCTCTAAACGCGTGCTCTGTAGTTCTTGGGAATTGGCGATAAAATTCATTTAAAGCGTCTTGATCACTTTTTAAGCCATCGGCTTCGTTTTGCCAATTATCTATTACGCCTACATCTATTAGTTCACCGTCTGGGGCAAACACATCTGAGTCAGGAGTAGTGAATACTGGAACTCCATACTCGTCAATAAATCCTTCGTAGTTCCATTCCATTGGGATAAACAAAGAATATAAACCAGATTTTGTCTGGCCATTTCTATTTGATGCATTGTATAACTTTTTAAAATTATCTCCACCTTTGTCAAGGGCGTTGGAAGTTGAGCCCATCATACATTTACCAATAATTCTACTACCTAATCTTAAACAAGTTTTTGTTACTCGCCAATTGTTTAATATATTATCAGGTCTTTCCCATTTACCACTTTCATCATGTACTAGTAATGCTAGTTTTTCACCGTCATAACTATTATCACCTGTATTCTTCCAATCAATAGTTGTATCTAAACCTTGTATATCTTCAAGTTGTTCGTTAGCTATTATTTTTTTTCTTGTAAACTTACTAGCTGGTACTCTATATGCGAGCTCTGATTTTGGCCTATCCATACCATCTTGAATCGGTTTAAAAAAAAACGGGTAGTTAATACTAATGGGTACAACTTTATCGGTAAACATTTTCTTAGCGTCTGCACCTGTTTTAGATAGTATCCCATATCTACTATCACTTGATATAGTAGCTAAATTAACTGTTTCAGCACTAGACATAAAAGAAAAACCACTACGACGATTTTTAAGATAGCACATACCATAGCATCTTTTATCTGCCTTACATGCTTCCCAAAATATATAAAATAATCTATTTGCTTCTCTAAAATCAGGTGCACCTACATCTATTTTACTCCATTGTAAATACATATAATGTGTACCTGTTATATATGTTGGTTTATTGTTATTCATAAACCAAAACCCTTCATCTCTTCTTTTAAATTCTTCGTCTATATAATCAAACCACTGTTCTTTTGATTCTTCAGGGTAATTTCTCCAATCAAATATATTCTTTAATCTACTTAACTCTTTAGGATATTCTTGCTTAACCCATTTATTTAACTCATGTGTATACAGTCGCACTGGTCGTTTTGGCAATGCGATGCGCAAATTTTGTATTTCAACCACTTCACCGATTTGTCCAGTTTTAGAGATAACCACGACATCATGTTCTTTATTATATCCATATTTCCATTTTTTAGATTTATTAAGCCTACTAATAGTAGTCTTTTTAATAGGTTCTATTATTTTAACTAAACTTTGCTCGTACATTATTTTGATCTTCCTTCTGCAAACCCTTTAAAAACTTTTGTTTTTTTATCTTCAGAAGATTTACCTTCAAGTATGTTTTCTTCTTCTTGGATTCTGTTTAATATTTCAAATGCATCGAATATAGCTAGTTTTTTAGTAGCTGCAGCGTTTTTAAGTCTATCTGCTGATATATCATCGTCTGAATCAACAATAGCTTCTTTAGCTACTTTAATTAACTCTTCAACCGCTTTGTGTCCAGCTTGGATTATATTCTTCTTCGTTTCCTTGATGTTCATATTTAATTGTAATAAAATTAGATAAAACTCGATATAGTCTTTCACCGTCAACAATAAACTCATATTCACTGCTAGGCTTAAAACCAATTAAATCACCAACCTTCACTGTACCGTCAGAATATTTAGCAATACCTTGTAGTGGTTTTTCTGACTCAATGTTAAATTGATCTATTGCTTTTAAAGGTTTTATAAAACAATAACCTTTTGGCGCTAACCACTTGTCTTTTCTTTTATATAAAAATATTTGATCTTTTGATATAAAATAAGTAGACTCATTAAAATAACTTTTGCTATTTTTTTCTATACCTTTAATATTGTGCCATCTACGAAAAACATTATGATGCACTATAACTATATCGCCTGGTTTTATATCTGTATGTTCCGCTATTGGAGTTGATATAACAATTGCTTCTCTATTTACATATTGATGATTATATACTTCAGTGTTAAGTATTAGCTCTGAATCACCAACTTTTTTTTTATTGTTATATCTTTCCCCTTTTGGCGTTACAACAAAGTTGTAAACACTTTTCATTAGTATTCAAGATTATATTCTACAGATACCGCCATATTCTTGTTAAAATCTTTCCAAGGTAATACGTCTTTATTCTTTTTAATATATATAGAAAACTTATCGTCTTCTTCTATTATATCGCAAAT